CATTATTGCTTTTTATAGATATAAATGTAGATATTTGTGAATTAGAAAACACTGATTGTAAAGCTCCACCAGGTTCGCCACAAGTAATAAATCTTGCATAAAATATTGTTGGTTGTGTTGGAGGTCCTACAGGTTCTTCTTCTTCTACAGCGTAACCACATTGCGTAAATTCACTTATTTTTCCTGATGTAGATATACTACCACCAATTCTAGCATAATAATCTTGTGTCCCTGATGATGTTGTTACATTGTCAAATTTGTAATAGTTACCACTACCACCAAATAAAGTTTGTCTGCTAGAATCAACATACAAGAATACTCCATTTCCTAATGTTAGTGAGTTGTCAAAATGCAGTGTCTGATAACTACTTAAAGCACAAACGTTGGCACCAAGTAAACCTTCGTTGCTTACACTTGTTGAAGAAACACTTACAGTTCCAGATGTATCATTTGAATCAACTGGGTCATCAACAGAAGGACATACTGTATATTCAGATATTTGACCATTGTTAGTTTGTCCTATTCTTCCATAATAAGAAGGAGAAGTACCTATTTTATAATATGTTCCATCATTAGCAGCAGGTATTGTTAAAGATTGGTCAGAATATAAATATGTTCCGTTACCTAATGTTCCTACATAATAAACACTTCTTGCAGCACTAACAGCACAAGGAGTTACTGTGTCTAAATATCCTTGATTACTAATAGAAACTGTATTTATAGTTTGACCACCACCCTCAACAGGGTCAGCTATACTAACAGAAATAGAATTGGTAGGTGTTATATTGTCAAGAGTTAAAGTAGCTGTTTCTGTACCTTCAGTTGCAGTATCTTCTGCTGTAGTAAATGTTATTGAGTCTGTCGCAGATGTTGTGTTACCTTGCATTACAAAAGCACCTGTTAAATTACCAGAAGATAAATCGTTTGCTGATATACCTGTTATTGTATATGGAACTGATTCGTTATTTTCTACACCTGTTGTAGTTAATGTAATTGTAAATTGGTCTCCTTCTATAATAGAAGATTGGTCTCTTGTCAGTGTATATGTTTCAT